AGAAAGAGAACGCCACAGGTCTGGATTTTCTTTTGCAGTTTGGTCAAATATACCAGTAGGAAGTCCACTTCCAGTTCCTTGTTCAACATTATTTAAAAGCATCTGAGTGTACTCTCTAGCACTTGTTGCACCAATATGTTCAGTTGAAAGTGCTTGATGTTGTTTTAAGAAAATCTTGCGACCTAAATCTTGTTGACTTTGTGAAACTGGAACTGAAACATCTGGTTGGGCTTCTGTTGTTTGACCTTCTGTTCCGATTTCTCCTTCTGTACCAATATCTCCAGTAGGTCCACGGGAGAAATCAAGTGCTCCAGTCTTTGTACGCCTAACTGGAAGCAGTAATTCTCCGCCATTCTTTTCAGCGGCTTCATCAAGTTGTTTTTGTGACGCATTTAATGGAAGGCCATTTAGTTCTAATATGTCATAAACATTATTTTGACCAAATCCATTCCTATTAGCAAACGCAATAACATTGTCTCTTTGTCCAGTATACCATTTTGCTGATTGACCATTAGGAACAGCACCTTCTTTTCTGATAAACTTAGGCTCAACCTTCTTTTGTTCACTTGGCTTGCTCTTAGAAGCAGGAGGAGGAAGTGCAGGAGTAACAGCCGCAGGAGCAACAGGCTGTTGGACTGGAACTGGAGGAACAACCCGTGGAGCAACTGGGCTAGGAGCAACCGCAACTGGAGGCGGAACTACTGGTGTAAACGCTGAAGGTGGAGGCGTAGCAACAGGGGCCGCAGACACAGGTGCTGGTATTGCAACATTAGACCCACCTGCTCTCCATAGTTCTTCTAATTCTTTTGCTGTTCTAGCCGCAGGAGGTAAAGACGAAGGTGCAGGAAGCACGGGGGAAGGAGCCGCCGTAGGATACACACTAGCAGGAGATGGTAACGCAACAGGAGCAGGCGGAACCGCTGACGGTGTAGCAGTAGTTACTGGTGCAGGAAAACCAGAAGAAGTAACTGGAAGTTTATCAGCAGGAACAGGTGTGTCATAATACCTTGATAGATATAAGTTGACATCGCTCTCTGGGCCGTATTCAACATCAGCAGATGCTTGTTCAATTTGCTGAATAGCATTAGCCTTAACCGAAGGATGAAGAGTAGAGTCTGCCGCAATAACTGAAGGCAACGCTCGTCTCCATTGGTTAATGAAGTCGTTCTCTGTTTTGAACTTAATAGCAGAAGGTGACTTTGAAACAATGTCTCTGTAGTATTTTCTTACAAACTGTTCATTCTGGTCGTAAGTCTTATACGGACTCCATTTAGTATCTTCTGGATTGCTTGCTCTTGGAGCATTTACGACACTTCCTTGGTTAGCGGCGGCAATGCCTTCTGGGAGCAGTTGCATAGCCTGACTTTGTTTAACCGCATGATAAATATTAAAATCCTTATCAGTCTTGTCGTTTAAAGTGTCAACTTCATGTAGCAACGCAATCTTTTGGCTTAAACCAAGTCCATGTCCTTTTTTCAATTTAGCATGCAATGGCTCATATCTTGCCGCAAATGGAGCAAGTTCTGGAGATGATGAAAACAGTTTCATTCTGTTCTCGAAATCAGCAGACATCACATCAATCTTTTCGTCAGCCGCTTGAACCATGTCACGGTTCTTATGGTATTCCTCAATTCCTTTGGCAAGATTTTCACCAACATTAGCCAATGCATTGCCATACATCCTGCCAATATTTGCACCAGCCTCTAATTGCCCCTGTACTGGAGCAATCCCGTTTTGATACTGTTGAAACATTGACATAAATTATGTATTGTCTTGTGGACCTGTTCCTTGCTTTTTAATCCAAGCAGAACCAAGAGAGCCAGCCATAGAAAGCAAGCCAGAACCAAATCCAGCCTGTGCTTGCTGTGACCCTAATTGTGCTTGCAATGCATTTGATTGATTAGCACCGTAAATTCCAGCGTTGTATTGAGACTCTGGCTGGAACAGTTTTGGTCCAAGAGATTGCGACATAGAACCAGCAGTTCCAAGCAATGAAGTAGGACTAAGCATGTTCATTTGAGACATAAGCGGAGTACCATACATTGACATAGCGTTCTGAGCGTTGCTTTGACCAATTCCATAAACGACACCAGCATATTGTCTGTTCTGGTTCTGCCTAGCCTGTCCAAGATTATATGAGTTAAGAACTTCAGCCGCAATTCCTTGATTGCCCTGTTGCATGCCTCTAGCCGCCATTGCCGCCCGTGCTGACTGCTGAGATAGGCGTTGCTCCTGTGGACTTAATCCAGTACCCTGTGCAAGCCCCTGCTGGGCCTGTTGAGCCATGGTTGAGTACAGTCCAGCGGTAGTTGGGTCAAGAGTTTGCTCGTAAGCACCTCTAGCCGCTTGTCCAACTTGGTTGTACAAAGGAGCCTGCATTCCAAGGAACTGGCTTTGCAGACCAGCAGACTGTTGCCCAGCGGTCTGATAAAGATTATTCATTATCCCCATCTGACCCATAAGAGTCTCCTGTTGCTGGTTTTGCCAAGCAGGAGTCCATCTAGCCTCTTGTCCAATAAGTTGACCTTGGATTCCCTGTTGAGAATTCAAGGCATCTTGCATTTCGCCTAGATATGACCTAGGTGTAGGAGCATTCATTCTGCCAGCCTTGCCAGCCTGTGAAGCACCGTATAAGCCAGAAGCCGCACTAATCCATGGAGCCGCCGCACCCATTAGATTGTCCCCCCAACTAGTTCTATGTACTTGTTGTTCAGTTCAACGACAGAGCCGTTGCGGATAGCCCATTTATTAAGGCTTCTCCAATTAGGGTGTTTTTTCATAAATTCTTTAGTTAGTTGTTGTCTAGTGTTTTTGTCGTTGGCAATTAAATCCATAATGCAAATATTTTCTTTGAAGTCAATGTTATCTGCTGGTAGTAAGTCTAGTATTTTTGATGGGATTTTTGAGATAGGATAAACTATACCTATTCCTGTTATTTCTTTTCCGTTTGAACAAAGAACAATTAAATCATTGCAGAACGCCCAGTTTATATATTGCTGAAGCCCTTCGTCATTAAATGTAAATGACTTTTGCCTACCCTTAAATGAATGGGTCTTTATAAAGTTTTCTATACAAGAACGAAGAATCACAGCCAATAAGGATAGCGGACAATTACGATGCCAGAACCACCAGCCTGTGCTGTTGCGGATGACCAGTTATCTCCACCACCACCGCCTCCAGTATTAACAGTTCCAGCAAACCCTGTTTGGCCTCCTCCATTAACACCATATCCATCGGCATTAAAAGAAGCGGCAAAAGAACCGCCACCACCGCCACCACCATAAACTGCTTCTATGCCTTGAATGCTAGAACCATAACCATCACCACCAGAACCTCCTGCGGCATTAGATGAATTTCCTGCTCCAGAGTTTCCTACAGATTTAGAACCAGCACCTCCACCTTTTCCGTAAGCATTTCCAGAACCACCAGCCTTTGATGTAACTCCAATTGTTCCTACCCCAGAAGCACCGCCATTGTTCCCAGAACCAGCATATCCACCTCCTGCAATAATATTTCCAAACACAGATGCAGTTCCATTTGAGTTAACGGCTCCACCAGAACCAACTGTTACGGTAATTGTTTGACCAGAATTAACATGATAATATGGTGAATAAACAACAGCACCGCCACCACCACCGCCAGCAGAAGTAGAACCACCACCACCGCCTCCAACTACAAGGACTTCAACATTTCCTTCTGTGCTTCCAGCAACAAATGTTCCACCAGAAGTAAAGATATGAACCTTATAGTTGCCAGCCTTGTTATATGTGCAAGAACCGCTGTTAGCCGCCGCTGGGGTTGTTAAGACAAATGTAAAGTCATTTGTGTTAGTTGAAATAACTGTCCAGTTTCCAGAGTATCCAAAAACTCCTGTTGTGACTTTTATGACCTGTCCAGCGGTAACTGAATGTCCGCTAGAAGTCATTACTACCGACTCACCATCTGCTGATGAGAAAGACGCAGATACCGTAGTCGTATCTGGGGCGATAATCTTGTTACCGCCAGTACCGTCAAAAGGGCTACCACCGACAGCCTCCCAAGCCGTTCCATTATAAACCTCGGTGTGGTTTGTGGTATTGTTATATCTTAATGAACCAGTAACAGGAGAAGAAGGTCTTTGTCCAGTTGTACCAACAGGTAATTCTATTGCTGATGTTGTATTGAACTTAACATTAGAAATAAATTCTGTGTATGATGCTCCAGAATCAAATCTGATACCATCAGTTCCAGATACAATGCGAACATAGCCTGTGTTATCAACAGATGAAGCACCTGAAATTATAGTGTTTTTGCCACTAATTAACACAGGAAGAGTAAGGGTAGCATTTCCTTGAATGACAATTCCGTTGCCAGTTAAATGACCTTGCATGAGGAGACTTCCTCCGCTAGTAAATCCTTTTATAGAATCTGTAAAAATATCTGAACCAGCACTTGATAGGTTTTCAACTTGCGTTTTCTTTAACAGACCAGAAACAGGGTCAACTATTAAAGTGTATTCATTTCCAGTAAGCGTAGGAAAATTTGTTTGTGCAGTTATAGCCGAAGGGTCTAGTGTAGCGGCAGTAATCATTGAATTCAAATCTGCGGCTGTGACAATTTCTCCTGCAACCCAAGCGGGGTATTTACCGTTGTTAATTTGTGGCATGTTATTTTTTAGATATTAAGTTTTTGCTCTTTTGGCTAGCATAAGCATAGACAGAGCGAATAAATGGTCTGAAGTTTCCTATGAATTGGAATCTAAGTCCAGTACCAAATTTACGAATAGGTGTTCTTCTTGTCTCGTCATTGTTATTGCTAGATGTGTAATTGTCAATCTGAGCATATGAATCCTCATTAGAAACATCAACATATGTAGCGATTTCTGAGCCAATCTGAAAATTAAAGTCTATTTCGGCTGAACTGAATCGTTTGTCATTATAAGACCCGAATGTATATCTTCTTGTTTTTAGTGAAGAATCTATTGTAACTGGGCTAAACGCAGTAGGTTGAAGTCTTGCACCTTCAGAGTCTAGTTTAAATGTAGCATCATTGCATTTAGGTTTTCCAATTTGAGAGCCATATTCATCGTAATTCAATTCTTCCGTTAAGAAAAGACCTTCATTTGAATCAATAATAAATAAGCGTCTAATGTTATCTTTTTTAGCAACAACAAAATTAAATACATCAACGCCAACTGGATATGTATCTACTGATTCCCAAGCATTGAGAATGAAATTATAAATAAGAACGGCTTTATTCGTAGTAGATGAGTCCAGAGGGACAGCAAGGTAATAACGATTATCCCAATAGACAGCCACAGAGCGATAAGCATAAGTTCTGTTGATTCGGCTAATAACATCATTAATTGGGGCTGAAATAGGTTGGGCTGAAGTCAACAACCGCATAGACTCGTTAGAGCCAACCTGTGTCGGGTTCATTGCATACACCCCGTTGTCAGACAAAAAGATTATGCCGCCATTGGCTTGCACAACGCTACGCTTTGCCATACATCCAACATCTGTAACAAGCGTTTTAATAAAGCAATCAGTAGAAAGAGCGTCACCAGTAACATATCTTCCAACTCCAGTATTTACATAAAATATGCTGTGACGCATAAACACCGTGAACTCATTGAGCGTCCAAGGGGCAATGGATATAATTTCATCGTTTCCTCCGTTATTGAATGTAAAAGCGTCAAGTATATCCCAATGTTCGTAATCAAGATAATTGCTGACGCAAACCGTATCTCTATTTCTTAGCGTGTTTGGCTCGCTGTGATATTTTCCTTGAGCAATAAGTCTATTGCCATAATAAAGAAGACCAGAGCAATTAGGAAATTCGTGACCAACCGTAGGACTGTTTGGCAATACGGTGATATTGACTCCCATATCCCAAACAAGCGGACGCTTGCTAAATCCTCTTGTAATAAATACTTTATCAATGGCTTGGATTACATCACATCCGTCTGATGTTGTAATTGTTTGACCAGCAGGAAAATTAACAGGCAGAGCAAGAACCTCTGTTTGAGGATTATAGTACCACAGTTTATCTGTAGTCACCATTACTATAATTTCTTGACCAGTTGTATCTATGTATGTGCAAGTGCCATAGATATCAAGACCAACCATAGCGGTCTTAGTCTTTCTTTGTAATCCACGCCTAGGGGTAGCAACGCCTCTGTCTAAGCGGTAATTAATTGATTCCGACACATAGCCTTCCTGCAATGACGAAGGATTATCACGGCTGTTTAAACCAATGAATCCCTTGTCACCATCACGAAGATATGTGCCAGTTTCAGCCATTAGTCTTTAGACTTTAGTTTGCGTAGGACTTCCTTGCCCCATTGAACTTTTTTAGACTCAGCGTTTTTAACACCAGAGTAGAAACCAGCAACAAACAAAACAGCCGCAACAATAAGACAGATAAGCAATTCAAACATAAAATTAATCAATATACCAAGTATCTGCGGCAACCTTTACGAGCCTTGTAACATATCTTGGGATTGTGTAACTAGAACCAGAACCATTAATCGTTGGAGTTCCCATCGCAGCAGGAGTTACATTGTTTGTAGAAAGATTTTCAGTAACTATAACAAATTCAGTTCCAACTGCAAAATTAACTCCAGAATCCGCAGGAACAATAATAGCATTCATACTTCCAGTAATGCAGATAAGTTTATTTTCATCACCTGCTGCAAGCGTAATAGAAGTATTTACAATCTGCCCTCTTGGGAACGGAGCCTTAGTTAATGTTGTGGAATTAGGAAATGTAATTGCAGTATCTGAAATGCTAATTCCAGAACCTGCTCCATCCTGTAAACGCAATGTGTTTGTAGATTGCGTCCATTTAAATGTATAATTTCCAGACCCCATATTGTAACCATTGAAATTACCTGTGAGGTCAATGTTAGTAACTGAAAGACCAGCAGAGGTGATGTATCCTAGCCCTGTGACATAAGTGCTTACATCTCCAGCCGTTTGATAACCAAGCCCTGTGACATAACTTGTGAGGTCTGTCTGGGCTGTCAAAGTACCAGTTATAGAACCCCAAACACCCCCACCACCACCGCCACCAGAAGCGATAGCCCAAGCCGCATTTTTACGAACATATTCATTCCCGTTAGAAGGAGCATCGGTAAGATATCCTTGTGATGTAACATAGGATTGTGTGGCAAACCCGCTAATCGAAGCCCCAGCAGGAATAGTAACCGTTCCCGTAAAGGTAGGACTGGCTTTAGGTGCATAAGTTGCCGCCGCTGATGATGTCGTTAAATACGATGACATCCCAGATAGCGGCTGGTAAGTGCTACTGGCGGTAGCAGAAGTCAAATAACCAGAGATAGACGCTCCAGCAGGAATAGTTACTGTCCCTGTAAATGTAGGACTAGCCTTGGGTGCATAGGTTGTACTAGCACTAGAAGTAGTTAAATAAGAAGCCGAAACCCAAGTTTGGGTCGCAAGCGTTCCAGCATTAATTTCATCGATTTTGGCTTGAGTAATCTCATTGCCAATTTCAACTACATTTGCGGGGAGATTCGGACTGATACGGACAGACATATTGCGGAATTAGATTTGTTGGTATAAAAAGAGATAACTCTCATTACACAACCGAATACGCAAGATGAACAGGGGTAGCCGCCGCAGAAGCAACAACACGGATAATACCATTGTAGTTATCGATGTTGAAGAAGGTCGCAGGTTGAAGCACAATGCCAACAGAATCCGTAGCAGACATAATAACCGTGATAGTAGCAACGGCAGACTGGTTCTGGATAATGGTGCTAATACGCTTTTCACCAACGCCACCCGCTGGCTGGAGAGTGACGATAGAAGTGCCAACAGAAGTTGTGCTGTGGGCAAATGTCCGAAGGAACGGAGATGATGTTTGAATTATTGACATAAAATTAGTAAGTTCTGGTCATGTTGATTTTACCAAACTGACCTTGTTGGCGAAGGAATTTATCATATTCTTGCTCAAGAACAAGTGCCGCTTTTCCTTCAATTGTTGCGGCTTCTTGAATCATTGTTTCAGAAACATACCAAGAAGCGGCAGAACCCCAAGATAAAAATGAACCAAATATGTAAGGAATCTGTATTTTCTCCCAGAGTGTAGGGTGAGTTGTAGGATTCTGTCCTGCTGATGTAGAAACAGTAAGGCAGGTGTAAAAATTACCGTTATGTGGTCTTCCAGCAACAGGCGTTAAAGAACCTGTCCCAGAGCCAGAATCAAAGTATATTTGACTGCCTTGATAGTACGGGATTGTGGCAACATAAGCGTCACCAGTAAGTTGTGGGCAGTTCTTACGATACAGATACGAGCCAGTTAAATAGATGTTTGGTAAAACAATCTTGATATCAGTACCATCGTTATAAATCTGGTACTCAATTTGTTTTAATTTTGTGGTGTCCTGTGGATTCTTATTCCACACGCCAAGGATTTCAGAAGCATCAGTAGACGGAATAAAGTAATTTGTACCACTAGCGTCTTGAGATGTTGTAAAGTCTTCTATTCTGCAAATGTCCGACCATTGGTTAGATTCCCATGCTTCACGGAGTCTAGAGTGTGCAAAGTCTCTGAACTGTGCAAATGTCTCATCCGTTATATTATGGCGGTCGTTTCCAGAGAACTGAAGTGCATCAAATAGCACTTGGCTGAAATCAATTGTTCTCATTTTGTTATATAACCATCAGCGGTAAATATGGCCCCGTTGACACAAGCCTTTTTAGCATAATTTTTTACAGCAGTCTCTGGGTTATCTCTTAGGAATTCACGCAAGAAAGTTTTATCTTCCCAGCACTCATAACCTAATCTTGTCCCCCAATAATGCCAAGACTGGACGGGAATTGAGGCTATCTTTTGACCAACACCCTCAATCGCCCTATTTTCATTGAATCGGTCAAAGTGACCAGCCTGTTTAGCAACAGTCCGCATCTTGACTTCTTCTTTTCTCCAACCACGAAGTAATTCCTCCTGCACCCTATTTCTAAGGTGAGGAGGAATAACCTCGGACAGACTTTGGATAAAGTCCGACACTCGCTAATTAGGCAGAGAAGTCGAACACACCAAAGGCCAGCGGGTTGTAGACGCAAAGGCCAGCAACCGCTTCGATGAGGCGGGCTTCGCCACCACCGTAGTTAGGCAGAGCCGTAACGCTAGCAACGCTTCCACCGTAACGCACTTCAACTTGGTTGAAAGGAATGACATAACCAGCGAAGGTATTGCCGATTCCAGAGGAAACCTTGAGGAAGTGTGAAGGGTGCAAGCGGAGTTTACCGAAATCGCCTTCAAACACATCGACAGACGAGATATACGACTGGGCATCCGATTCTCTGTTAAGAGTGCGGATAGCGGTCATTGGGGCTGTGCCTGTGCCTTGGGTTGTGGTGTAAGCGAGATTGGTGAACGCTCTCTTGAGAGCCGAACCGCAAAGCAGGTCGAAGTCTCTGAACTGACCAGTCTGGGTGTAGATGCCTGTGAGGACATTCTGCACGACAGTTTCAGTCAGAGCCGCTGTGCCGACCGTAGAACGGTTAGCCGTAGGGGTAGCAAACTGGGTGTCGTAAGGCAGAACTGTGTCAACAGTCGCTGTCGGCTGGAGCCACTTGTCAAGACCACGAGTAAGGTAGGCGTTTGTGCCGTTGTCCAACTGAGCACCCTGCGTACCGCAGAATGTGGATTCCATGTCACGCTTAAGGGCTTGGATGCCCTTGGCAACATTGTTAGCGAGTTCGTCACGAACACCAGCAACCGTGGCAATATCCTGTGTCAGCGGGGACACACGGACGGCTCTACGGAAGATTTGGATGTAGTTCGAGAGTTCAGCACGATAGACGGTTGAACCATCCTTGACATAGTTCTCATACGAGGTCACATCCGTGCCATCGACTGTACCAGTTGTCTTCGGGAGAGGAAGACGGTCGGCCTGCCAGCGGAACAGCGTATTTCCGGGTTTTGAACCCTTTTTCGCCATAGATGTGAACGGAGTATCCTTAGCATCGACTAAAGCGATGAGGTCAGCGAGTTCTTCCCGCTTGCCCGATGTGATATTAATTTCTGTTAATGAAGCCATAGTTATAAATAATTAGAGGAATCTTGAAGCGATGATGCTGGACAAATCATCTGAATTACCGTCTTTAGAAAAGCGTTGTTTAGCAACACTAGCCTTTTCGTCAGACTTGCTGACGCTGGCTGGTGAGTAATTACTCTTAGGCTGGGATGGTGCTCTGGAGATGTTTTTGTTGCCTTTTGAATTGGCTTCACGGGATTTGACTCCACGGATATAATCTCCAAGTACCATCTTGTAGTCTGGGAATCTCTGAATCTCTGGGAAAGATTTTAGAAATGCCTCTGCAATTTGACGCTCTCTGGTTGACTTATCTTTCCACCAAGGATATTCCTTAGTAGCGACTTGTTCGATTTGGTTATAATTTTGAAGATATTGTGCTCTCTTAGGGAGGTGGTCCTCCATAGCATCCATAGCCTTAATCTTTATCTTACGAACATCATCAGATGTGTATTCAACTTCTTCGCCATTTGCATTTGTGACTACTGCTCCATCTGGGTTCATTTCGCACCATCGTCTGATTTGCTTTGATTGGTCAAATTCTTTATTGACTTCCTCAAGCGTTGAGAGATTGCTAAACGGATTATCGGTTGTTGGAGTCTGTGCTGGCTTTACAGCCTCTTGCGACAGTCTCTCCACTTCCCCTTTAAGTCGGCTAACTTCCTCTTCAGCCTCTCTGCGTTTAGCAGAAAGTTTGTCGATTCGCTTCTTGACCCCCTTGGGCAGACCCCTGTCAAATTCTTCTTCGGTAGACTTGGTTTCTTCGGTTTCCTCGGAGTCTTCCGTTTCTGTATTTGCAGTATCTTCTTCGGTATTCTGTGAATGAACAGTATCTTCTTCAGCAGTCGCTTCGTTATCTGCTGAACTGTCTTCCGATTTTTCAGAGTTAGAATTCTCTTGTTCCTCACCGTTTAGGAACTTCTCACTAACAATGCTAGAGAGATTTTTAATATCAAAGGGTACGGATGTTCCTTCGTTTGTCGTGGGGTTATTTGATTCCGTCCCAAGGTCGGATGATTCGTTTGTATTCATTAGAAGAGGTCTAAAGTCCTTATTTATAACAGGGTTTTATAGTCCCAGAACTAGTGCCAGTATTAGCACAAAAATTAACAACGCAAGTGGTTTTATTCAAAGAACCATTTTAGGACGAACCATTGTCATTTGGAGGTCGGCCTTGGTCTAGAAGTATTTCATTCCGTGTGTTAACTAAAATTTCTTTAAATGACATCAAGGCATCGGCCCGTCCAGCATACCATGCTCTATCTTCACCCTTATTGTCCTTTGAAACGGCTTGGGCTATCTCAGCCTCAATAGAGGCATCTAGCAACATATGCGTTGCTTTCCATGTTTGGTTAGGGCCATCCCAACCAAGACCGTGTATAATTTCTTGTGGTAGCATTATTCGGGCTGTTGTTCGCCAGCAGAGTTAATTTGCTGTTGCATAGCATTTCCAGCCTGTTCCCCAACAGGGGTAACGCCAGTTCTGCCAATTTGCTTGTTTTGCTGTTGTGAAACAGACATTTGAAGATTCTTTACATAGTTTTCAACCATGGCTCTGAAATGCTCATCCTGTTGCATTTGTTGTTGAGCCTTTGGATTCTTACCCATGATATCTTGCATGTATTGGAGTTTAGTAGCGGCGGCTGGGTCGTTTTCAACATAGTTAGCCTCGTTACCTAACATCATCAATCCAATATCAGATTGAATGTCCTTGTACAACATCTGAGAGGCAGAAGCCTGCTCCAGAATGAGTTCCTTGGCTTTATCTGGGTCAATAGCCTCAATAGCCGACTTAACCAACTTGCTTTTGTCAATAACCCCAGCGGAGTCAATAGGAAGAACAAACTGTGTGATAGCCTTGAGTTTTTCGATGACAAACTCGGTGTCAAGTTCACGAACATCGTACTTGATATGGAAATCAAACATATTACTGACGCTTGACATGTTCTGTCTGATAGATTGCCCCTGTCCGCAGATTTGTTCAATCTCAGCAGGGTCCATGTACTGAAGCATCAGACTGAACACCATAGACCAAGCCTCACTCCAAACATCAAGCCAACTGTTCACAAAGAACTGTTGCATGGTTTGCGTTTTGGCTGGCAGAATGTTAGGATGATATAAGCCAAAATAAGCGGCATTGTTTTGTTCGATTCTTTCGATGAGATTAAACGCAGTAACAGTATCTCCAGTAGGTGCTGGCATGAATCTGTAATCGTCTGGGCTTGTAACTGGCAGGTGTACCCCCGGAGCAACTTTATTTATACCGCCAAGTCTTTTCTTAACTAAAATCGGAGGAAGCGTAGTGAACGCAGTTCTGTCTCTGATTGAGTCATGTTGAGCCTTGATTTCTTCTTGGTCTGTCTGGGCAATTTCTGGGATGCCTCTGGTTTCGTAGATTGCTCTTCTGATTTTCTCTCTGCGATAGATAACAAACGGATACTTGTTATGAGCGTACCCAAGAAGTTCATGCGAAGCGTATGAGTCTGATGTTCCTTGCGGCACAAATACAGTCTGATAGATTCCTTGGATGTTATCTTTGTCAATCGACCTGCTATAAGCGTACACGACTTCAATCAAGTGGTCATTGCGATGAACTTGATAGTTAATCATTGACGCAATCGGAATAAGGTTAGGGTCGTTATAATTGCTGTTCTTACCAGCAGTCTTAACCGACTCTTCAACAAACTCCTTTGACCAGCCTTCCATCTGGGCTGTCGTGCGAAGTTCAACCTCAGTCATGAACACACGGCGAAATATCACACGGGCTTTTTGGATATCAATGGTCTCTGGAGGGAATGAGATTTCATCAAATGGCTTTAAAGCAACGATGCATGGCTGATTCTTAGAAATATAGGTTTCTGGAATTTCGGCCTTACCAGTCTCACGAAGGTCTTTGACCGCCTTCTTGATATCCTTCATTTTCAGAGTCTTGATGTACATCTGAATAAGACTGCATGCAAAATCTTGCTGGGCTGGGTCTTGGATTGATGGAATCAAGTCCTTGATAGCCGCATTTGGATTCTGGGCTGTTGCTTGTTGAACAACCTGTGCTAATTCATCAAGTCTGATGGTTTGAAACCTAGTTCCCATTTCTTGCTCCCAGATAACATGGATTCCAGCCCAACCGTACTGCAACGCATAATTGGCTAACAGTTCCGCTTCCTTGCGAACATCATTTCTAATCCTTGATTCAAGGAGCCAAGACATTAAGATGTTGGCGGTTGCCGCTTCAGCGTCATCGGTGTATTCAGTACCCTTGACCTTAATCTTGCATCGGTCAAAGGTTGTCATTAGGATAGAAGTCAACTCATTGATGGTTTTATCAACAAGCCTGCATCTAACATCAGACGCTCCTTCAAATGGGAACGCAGAATCACCATCCATACGGGATTCGCTGTGCTTTTTGCCATCATGGGTTTGACCAGCCCAGCGAGCAAGACGGATATCATCGTTCTCAGCGATGTTGGCGGTATTTCCACCGTTCTGAGTTGAACGGCGGTATTCTGTGTAAAGATAACGAACATCTGGCGTGTCTGTGGCGAAGACCAGTTTGTCGTTGTTGTCAGCGTATTTGTTCATAAATGTATTTGATTAAATCGTCTCTGTAATAGCGGTTGTGTCCGCCTTTTGTCTTGAATGTTCTAACAAGACCTTGAGTACAAAGTTTCTCAAGTGCCTTTCGGCTTATCCTAGAAAGCATAAGAGCCTTCTGTCGTGAAAGCAACATAGGGTAGTAGATATCCATTAGTAGCATCCTCCACCCCACCCACGCATTGCTTCTCTTCCTTGGTACTCTGGGTCCATCACCATCAAGTACCGCAAGCAGTCTATTGGGTCTTTGGTTGCACCCTTGTCCCCGTCCTGCCCAGTCCATTCCCTCACCGCATAAGTTAAATTCTGACATGATTCTGATATGTATAGTTTTGGTCTGTTTGTTTCGCTTATATCTTGTGACATGTCGTATGAAAACCCATCATTTATCATCGCTACTCCTTGTTCGATTTTTATTCCTGCGGCTGGTGTGAAATGCATTGGTATCTCACCATCATCTAGCATGTCAACAAGAGAAACACCACCTTCGTCAGTTACTGCCTTGGTAGCACCAGCCCTAGGGTCAATGTAACGCTCGCAGATATCTTCACCGTTTTCAAGAGTTAATATAAGTTCTTTATATTCGTGCAAACTACGGCCTGCATTATTTCTTTGTGCCGTTCCAGCCTTGCCATCTGGGTCTGATGATGGGATAGCCCACTCCCCTTCGCTTTCATCTGGAAATTCACGATATATATACCTATCTCCGTTTTTAGTTACCCGCATCCAGAGCATGAACCAATTTCTGGCCCCAGCAGGGTCGCATACCATGTAGTTCGTGCCTTCTGTTGGGATTTTGCTATCTGGAATCACATTCAGTTCTGGACTAAAACGAGGGAACTGGTTTCCGCTAATATTATCAGCCCAACCATACGCACGAATCTTAATTTCATACGATTTCTTGCCAAGAAGTGTCTTTTTTAACTGTTCAAACGGATTGTATGGGTTCAATTGGCTATGAAACCACATAACCCCTGCACTACGAATATTTGACTTAGCCTTGAATGGCATATGCCCCCTCGGGCATCCACCAACATTTATCATGTCTGGCAATAATGGCGATGGCTTGCTCTCAATTATCTTTGATGTGCTTACATACTCCTTAACGACTGGAGTATACCCAGAGATAGGCGTAAAAGTGACAATTAACTTACCACTTCTAGTAACAAGACGATATCTAAGCGTTTCAATCCAATCTAACGGCACAAGTTCATCGCACCAAATCAAATCAACCTCACCACCTTCAATGACATCACGCTTTTGAGCGTAATTCATGAAAAAGCATTGGCTTTTATTTGGAAGAATAAAGGTATTGTCGCTGAACCCGTTCTTTTGAGTGTAGGATACATTCTGAATCTTGTTTTTCTTCAAATCCTTGTACTCGGCAGGCAGATACTTATAGATTACATTCTGTTGCATCTGAATGCTTGACTGATTTGTAGTATGCAAGCACCAAACTCTGGCATCCTTTGTGTTAATTAGCGTCTGAACAACACGCTTTGCCGCCCATTCGGTTTTAGATGCTCGATTTCCACCAAGGACAAGAACCTCGTTGTTATCTTTTAGCATCACATCCGCCTCCTTCCAATGCGGTAGGTCAAACCCATGCCGATATGGGTCTAATTTTTCAGCAAGAATCTTATCTTCACGAAGAGTAAGCAATTCAGCGGCTTTTGCCTCTCCGTACTTATCCACAATCGTCTTGATATCTTCCTTGCTAGGAGAAACCAAGATAGGATGTGGAGTGCATTCAAACATTACCTTCCAGTCGGAGTTGTATTGATTGTACCGTCTGGATTAATCTTTGATTTAATTGATTGCGTCAAAGTTGGGACAGCAGGAGCAACCGCCGCAGGAGCAACTGGCTTAGGAGCGTCAACCGCAGGAGCATGTACCCACAAATCTTCATCTTCTGGCTTTCTCCAACCTGCTTTTAAAAGCAAATCAATTCTGTCTTGAGGATTAGGATTTTGGGGAGCAAAAGCCTTATGCACATCTTCAAACTTATCGTAATTAAGCCCCCTTCTCTTTCTGTCATCAAAATACATTCTAGCAAGAACAGCCTGCATCTGTGGGTCTTTGTCTAACTGTCTTCTATTGGCAACTAAATCAATTTTTTTATAATTCAGACCATTTTCAGCAACATATGCATTTAACTTATCAGAATAAGTCTTTCTATTTGCATCTCCAGTAAGTTGAATCATTCCATTACCACCTTGAGAGTTCTTTCTCTCTTGAGAATCAATCTTCCAAGAAGATTCAGACGCAATGTGCCAGATGATGTTCTTAATAGATTCATCTGAATACTTAGCCTTACGCAGTTCTCCAATAAGAGGAGTTGCGTTCTTATATCTTTCTAATTCGCCAGAGGCTTCTAACTCTGCTAGTCTTTCAAGGTTTTTATCAGCCATATTAGTTCTTCAAATGGGATTTCTTCCTCTTCTTCTTCATCCTCATCTGGGTTAGCACTTTTTCCCATTTTTCATCTTAGGAATACCAAATTCCTTATGCATGTTCTTTGTGTGGTACTCAGTTTCTGACTTCCGCATCTTTTCGTTGCGTTCATTTGACTTGGACTCAGACTTTTCGTGTTTATTGGATTTTTCTTTCATAGGAAAATTACATTGGTGGTGTTTCTTGGCCTTGATGGGTATAGACATCAAAATCTACATTACCGTCATCAAATAGTTTTGGAATAAAATACTTCTTTCCAATCTCAAGTTCATTGTTTTGGGCTTTCTTCATATAGTCAGACTGTCTGATTATGTTTTTCTTGTCATCTTCTGTCATATACGGAGATTTCTTTGTGTTCTCAACTATTCTTGAAAATGTAGCGTCATCAAAATTCATCGAATTAATGTTTTTCTGCTCTTCATCTGATATACTTCCAAGTCCAATTGTTGGGTCTTTTAAATACGCATCAGCACCTAGGTTCTGAACTGGCTGTATTGGAGCAGTATACGGAGTTGGTGAAGAACTAGTCAGGCCAACAACATGCAGTCTACCGTCTTTTTCAAGAGTAACGCTTTTACCGTTAGGGTCAGATGAATGAATCTTATAGCCATTGATTTCTCTTCCAGTACTAAGCCATCTGCGGTTTCCAGCAGAATCAGTCATGGAGAACATGTTATCCCGAGGGATAGCAGAATGCAGGACAGGGAGGTCTGTCGGTGCTGTATAATTAGGTTTAGTATTTGCCATTATATCTAGGGTGGCGGACTACGCACCAGCGGGAGCCATCCCACTTAACGGTAACATCCATGCCTGTTCGGAATTTTGAGTTATCCCTACAAATAACATTATGTTCAGTTCCGTCAATCAAAACTTTCAATAATCTGATGTTCTTGCAGTTTCCTTTAACAATACCATGCTTCTCTTCTGGGCCTTCAAGTTTCTTTACTGGGTCAATACCTAGATTCATCTTCATTTTCCTTACTCCAGCCTCTAGCCAATCAACTTCCCATAGCACAGAAGGTTTCTTACTTTCGATGCGTGTCCAATCCTCGCCTTCCTTGTAGGAAGAACGAAGTTCTTTGATTAAGTCCCTAGATAGTCCAAGGACAATAGATAATTCTTTTTCTTTCATAATTTATATATATTGTGAGATTAAAATAGGCATGGAGGGAATCGAACCCTCGACTTAACCCTTATAAAGAGTCCACTCTAACCGCTGAGTTACATGCCCGAAAATACGGCAAGCGGGGGTCGAACCCGCAACATCCAGTTTGGAAAACTGACACTCTGCCAATTGAGTTACTGCCGTGAAGGTCTGCGGAAGGCGGGACTTGAACCCGCAAGCCAAGGGCAACTGATTTTAAGTCAGTCGTGTATACCATTTCACCACATCCGCTAAAATGGGACTGGCTGGACTTGAACCAGCAACAAACGGCTTAAAAGGCCGCTACTCTAACCATTGAGTTACAATCCCTTAGAGACGAACTTAACAAATGTTAAGAAATGTTAAGTAATGTTAAGAAGAACCCCGACAGGGATTTGAACCCCGACAAGGAGTACCAAAAACTCCTGTGCTACCGTTACACCATCGGGGTAAGTCACCCAGACAGGACTTGAACCTGCAAACCCCTGCTCCCAAAGCAGGTGCGATACCATTACGCTACTGGATGTAAAAGGGACGCATAAGAGGAATTTTAACCTCTTTCCTCCGATGAACGGAATGCAACTTACACCAATGCGTCAAACTCGACCCTCTAGGAATCGAACCTAGATGACCTGCTTAGAAGGCAGGTGTTCTATCCGTTGAACTAAGGGTCGTAAAGAGATGGCTAAGGGTCTTCCTCCCTTCAGCGGTTATTGTCCTATGTAGACACCCTACTGGACTTACAGCCAGCCATCAAAAGCAGAGGGTACAGGATTTGAACCTGTGGGAGTTTAACCTCCTTCTGTTTTCAAGACAGATGCAATAAACCTCTCTGCCAACCCTCTAGAGAAGAGAGTGTGTGGGATTGGAACCGCACAGCCGTTCTTTGGAATATCAATGGGTATCGGGTTTTCATTGAACCTATATAATCCGTCAGAACGCCTAGCCACTAGGACTAGCACCCAAATGGAGCCTTGTGTTGGGATTGAACCAACGACCTACAGTTTACAAAACTGTCGCACTACCGCTGTGCTAACAAGGCAAGTCAAAGAACTACCTTCCTGTTTAGGACCATTCCCCTATGAGTCAAGTACTATCTGTCACTTATTCCACTAATACCCACTATCAGAGAAACTAATACCCCTAGACCTGAAAAAATATGCACTTGACAGACTTAAAACCATCCCCCCTACTACCCCCCTGTCGCTTCGCTACGCTTCGCTCGTTTTTAAGAGTCAAAGATAACCTAT